GTATCCTTTCACTACTCTTTGACCTCTGATTTTATCGTAGAAGTTATCGTTTGTGTCATCCCAGACATCTTCCTTTGAAATAGGAAATGCCATACCATTAACATCTTTCACGAAATCTTCTGTAGGAAGGAGGATAGCGGTATCCCATTCGCTTGCAGCTAGATCTAATAATAAACCATCAACATGGGGTTGTAGGTATTTATGGAAACATGCCTTAGGTATGTCAATTCTTCCTTGAATTAACTTTTTTGTAGCAATAATTCTCTTCTTTGGTGGTAGGTAGTGTAGGTTGACACCCCAGAATTCACTTCTGGTTGCCTTTAAAACATAAACCAAAGGGAACTTGTCATAGTAAGGCAACCATTTCATTTTTGCCTTGTATTCAAACATGTATAAGTGTCCTTGTACAGTATATCTACGAAGTTCATTTGCATCTTGCTCAGCAGCGGCACCAACTCTGTCGCTTTTTTCGTTTAAGATATACTTTCCAAAGTTCTTTTTGTATGCACTAGCTTCTTGTCTTACTGCAGCACGATACCATGCTAGTGATTTTTTCTCTCCTCCAGTTTTACTGCTGATTCTTTCAAACAGTGTTTTATATCCTGGGTCGTTATTTACGTTGTTGCGCTGTATAGCGGCGAATCCAGTTGCCATTTGTCATACTCCTAAATGATCCTCGGTTAGTATTAAGAAGTTCATCTGCCTGTCTTCACAATACTCACGAGCAGCGGACCATTTGGTTTGGTTCTTTGCGTATGTTAATGCAGCATTACGATATGAGGCAGTTCGTTTATTTTTCTCATTCGGTGGTTGTGTTTGTTTCTTGGGTTTTACTTCAATGATATACTTAGTAACTTTTCCTGACTTTTCACGAACTTTGATATAAAAGTCTGGAAAGTATCGTCTCACTTTACCATCAGGTGCTCTGTATGGTATAATAATCTCTTCACTACCCCACTGTAATATACTAGGGTTATTGTCACAGAACACCATGAACTTTCGTTCCCATAGCGACCTATAAACAATGTTTGTTGGGTTGCCACGGTACTTCTGAGGATTCTTCGGTTTGAAGTAACCAGAGTACGCCATAAATATAAAGTGTCCAACATAGGTATTTAGTATGCCAGGCAGCAGAGGTGGTATCAATAGTTTTCTGACCACAGTTAGTGGGCAGGGTGGACTTAGTATGTCAAACAACTTTGTTGTTAGATTTGATGATTTTCCTAGTAATCTTGAGTTTGAGGAAAAGACTGAATTTGATCAGAGAGTTGAATATTTTTGTGATGAAGCACAACTTCCAAATGTGAATACTGCTACTGGATCTCAGGTTGGAGTGTATCTTGGCATGGGGCAAGTTGAATATCCACATACCAGAGTCTTTACTGACCTTCAATTGGGATTCATGTTAGATTCTAATATGAGTATATTGAAGTTTTTAAATAGATGGCACGCATATATTTTTGGTGAGACACCTGCTGAAGATGGTTCTCCCTTGGCAGAAAATAGAATCAATAGAGTGAAATATCGCGATGAATATGCTTGTAATATTTACATCACAAAATGTGAGATTGGACCAAGCTCTACGATACAGAGACAACCTATAACTTATGTTATAGAAAAAGCATATCCATATTCTATTGACGCTATACCTCTACAGTTTGGATCTTCTCAAGTTACAAAGGCAACAGCACAGTTCAAATATCAGAGGCACTATGTAATTGAACGTGATATCACAAATGTAAAAGATTCTCTAATTCCTGCTGGTGGTGTGTTGGTTGGCGAAACTGAAATTCGACCAGGGGTATTCCAACAACAGTATTTACTTCCTAACGGCAAAATTATTGAGATAGAAGGAAACAAGAGAGCAGTGGGAACGCAACCATCATCTCCACGAAATTGACTTTTCGATTCCATGAAAGTGGGAAAATTTTTTCCGCTAATTTTTGGGTCTAAAAGTCGCGATAAATATACATATGATCTGGTCTAAACATTATGGCATTACCACAAGTTGTGCTTCCAACCTATGAGTTGGAAATTCCGTCTAATGGCAAAAAAATCAAATATCGTCCATTTGTCGTAAAAGAAGAAAAACTGCTATTGCTAGCATTAGAGACAAATGATGAAAAACAGATTGAAGATGCTGTAAGAAATCTATTAAAAGGATGTATTCAATCTCGTGTAAAAATTGAAAATTTAGCAATTTTTGATTTGGAGTATATTTTCCTTCAGATTCGTGCAGTCTCTGTTGGTGAAATTGTTGAAATGCGAGTCACCTGCAAAGATGATGAAAAAACAGAGGTTAGGTATAATCTAAACCTGTCTGATGTTAAAGTTACTAAAACAGAAGCATCAAATCCTAAAATTATGCTATCTGATGATTTGGGTGTTATGATGAAATATCCTGCATGGAATGAGTTTATTATTGGATCCATTATGGGTGGTAATCCTACTAGCGGTGACGTAATTGAAATTATTGCTGGATGTATTGATCAAATTTTTGATGCTGAAGATGTATATGACGGTTCTACTACTAGCAAAAAAGAATTTGTTCAATTTGTAGAGGGTCTCACAAACAGTCAATTTGAAAAAATCCAACAATTTTTTGCTGAGATTCCTAGATTGGAGCATACATTTACAGTGAAAAATCCCAATACAGGTGAGGAGTCAGAGTTTACGATTGCAGGGTTAACAAATTTTTTCGGATAGCACTCTTCCATAATAATTTGGAAGGGTACTATAAAACTAACTTTGCTTTGATGCAGCACCATAAATATAGCTTGAGTGAAATAGAAAACATGATGCCTTGGGAAAGACAGGTATATACCAGTCTCTTAATGCAGCATTTGGAACAACTCAAACAACAGCAAGAAGCAGCTAAACAACGATAATGGCACACGGGTTTCTATCGTATCAGGACAATCGCGGCGAGGTAGATTACCTTGGTAAGATTTATCGTGCCATTAAAGATTTTTTGGACGAAAAAGAAAAAAGGGAAAAAAGAAAACAAGCAGTAGATGAAGCTATTCAGGAAGTACAGGTAAGAGAAGAACAAGCAGCATTTCCTGGAGCAGAAACACCATTGTTGACTGGTGGTAATCAAACTGCTTTTCCACCATCTTCTCCAAGGAGGATGCTTACTGGATCTGCACTGGAAAGGTCTTTACCTGGCAGTGTAGCAGTAAAACCTACAGTTGTCGGTGGAGCAGCAAATCCATATACACAACCAACTAGAAGATTAGATTCTTCTGATTTTGCTTCAAACAAAATTGTAGATATTTCATCTGGATCTGTTAGAAGTTATGATCCAGACGATAACTTCATGGCAACATCTGCTTCTGGTGTTGGTGGTGGAACAGAAGAAATTGTACAAGCAATCGATAGATTGACTTTTGTCACTCTTGATTTAGTACAAGCAACACAACAACAAACTAGAAATGATGCATTAGTTGCTCAGCAGCAAGCACGTCAGGCAGCTAAAATTGCGGAGAAATCAAGAGTAGCGGCAGATAAGGCAGCATTTACTAAGGATGATTTTTCTGGAAATCTAGGTTATACAAAATTAGCAGGAATGTTGGGTGGTGGTCGCTCTGGTGGTCGCTCTGGTGGTAGAGGACTAAGTGGATTTGGAATGAAAGCAGGTGCTACAACACTTGGTACAATGGCAATGAAGCGTGGCGGTGCTAGAGCAGCAACTCGTCTCGGTGCTGGTGTTGGCATGAGATTGGGCGGTAAAGCAGGCGCTAGACTTGGCGCTAGGATGGGTGCCAAAGCACTCGGTGGCGTAGTAGGTAAAAAACTACCATTTGGATTAGGTCTCGCTGTTGCTGGTGGTTTTGCAGCGGATAGATTTGCGAAAGGTGATGTAGTTGGTGGTATTGGAGAAGTTTTATCTGGTCTTGCTGCTGTTGTTCCTGGTGTTGGAACTGCCGCTTCACTTGGAATTGATGGATTGCTTGCTGCTAGAGATTTTGGACTAACTCCGTTTAATCAAGGTGGAATTCCTTTAGGGCAGAATGTCCCTGCTTTACTTAATGATAGAGCAGATGGAAAACCAGAGGCAGTTATGCCTCTAACTGATGCAATTTTTGAAAGTTTTGGTGAGGGTATTCTTAATGCACAGAAGAAGAATAAAAAAGACTATGCTCGTTTGCAGGCATTAGGTCTGGAGGAATATGCGAACAGAGCTGATTCGAGAGGTGGATTTAACTTATTTGATCCAACTACTTGGGGTGAAGGGGGTAAAGACAATAAAGGACCTGATTGGACTAAGTATGATTATACAGTTGGAGAAGATCCTGATCTTGACAGTCTTGGAAGAAGTCCTGGTGGTATAGTAACTCCAGTTGGACGTGGTAACTATGGATTTGGATATAATTTGCCAGCAACAAATACTATGTCTGGACAAAACTATGGTGCTTCTAGAGATGGTGGGGAAAGAAGTCATGCGGGAACAGATTTTGATATTAGTGGAGCAGAAGAAGTATTTGCATCACAAATTGGCGGTGTAGTTGCTTTTATTGGTAACGACCCAGGTGGATATGGGAAATATGTTGATATTGTAAATGAAGAAAAGGGTGTTACTGAAAGAATCGCAGAAGGTGCTGAAATATTACCTGGAATTGAAATTGGTGCTCCTGTAAGACCAGGACAACCAATTGTTAAAGGTGAAACTAATACTGGCGTTATTCATTATGAAATTAGAAGGGGTGGAAGTGTAGACAACTATCAACCAACCTATGGATTCACGGGCACTCAAGATCCAATGGAGTTTTTGAAGTTCCATACTAAACATAATGCGGAAGGACTTCCAGCAAATCAAGTTAAACCTGTACAACCTGCTCCTACTCCTGGTGAAGAATTATCTCAAGCACAACAAAACTATGCTGCAGACCAAGCAATGGACTCCAAAGGTAAAGCATGGAGTGCAATGCTTAAAGGTAGTTATGGATTGGCGCAGGGACAATCTATAGAATTTGGTCCCAATAAAGAATATAAAGCGACTAAGTTGATGGATGGTATGGGATGGAAATTTGAGAGAAAGGTAGAAGGAATGGGTGCATTGCTTGGCGGGTGGAGACCAATTAACACTGCTGGTAAGAACTTATGGTTGAGAACTATGTTCTTAGAAGCGGTTAAAAATAGAGTAGCGCCAGTTCCGCAAATGTCTAGTTTTAGAGAAGACAATAGAGAAAATGCGGTATATCAATCCGCTGCAGCATCTGTTGCTGATCCATTAAACAGAGCATCTCAGGAAACAGATGCTGCTTCTCGCCAACCACCAATCGTAACGGTGGTAACAGGTGATCAAAGTCAACCAGCGCAACCAGGGGGAAATAGACCAACAGCTGTTCCTACTGGCATCAGTGCCTCAGACACAGGAACTGAAACCTTCTCCAGAGCAAAAACAATGCTGATTGACTGATGGAAAATTTTAAAACTAATACAGATTTTCAACTAAAAAGTGTTAAGATCACATCTAATAACGGTGGAGATCCATTTGAGATTCAACAACTAATTAACACTTTTAGTTACGTTGAATCTGTAACTAATCCATTTTTATCTGCTACGATGCAAGTAGTTGATAGTGGAGGATTGTTAACACAATT